TTGAAATCATCCATTAGGGCGTCCTCCAATAGCATCCCACATTTGTTGTACCATATCAACAGCAGGTGGGGTCTGATAAGGTTGTGGTGGTTTCGATTTCCACTCATCAATTACTTCCTGTGTAGGAACCGCGATTGTGAATGGTGTACCCTCTTCTTCAAATTCCTTATTCATATCAATATATGTTTGAGGAGTAATTATAATTTCAGTCATAGTTTACCACTCACAACAGAAGATCCTACTACTCTTGTATATTGGTCAAGAGTTCCATCTTGTTCACACTTAAGGTGCCAACGTGTCATAATAGTGACACCATCTTTTGTACCGCCAGTCATCATCGGACGACCTTCCTTGGTCATTGTTGAATACAAACCATAACGAGTTTTCCAGACATAGAATACATCATCAACTAATTCTGCATCATCAGGAATACCCATCTCTCGTAGGTTTGCTGTCTCTAACATTTCTTCGTGTGTCATCTGTTCATCCTCACTTCAACGTTTTCTTTGATACTATTCATCTCTGAAATATCATATCCCACATCGTTTGAGTCTGCAGTGAACACCTGATCAAAACCAGACCTCTCAATAATTTTGTTCTTGATCTCTAACTGTTTCTTTTCTCTCTGTATTCGTCTAAGAAATGCGTAGTATATAATCTGAGTGAAGTAAGCAAACGGATTATTAGATTTATTTGGATCGAAATTATCTACATACTGGACACAGTTCTCCACCCCATCACAAATCATATCGTCCTTGAACATGTAGTTGACAAAGTTAGGTCGATATGATAAATGATTAGCAATCTTCAAAAAGCATTCACCAATGTAATTTGTAATTCTCGGTTTAGGTAGGTCATTCTCTTTAGCATACGCCACCTTAGATCGATAAACAATCAGTGCTTCTAAAAATTGTTTGTTGTTTACATAATGTTCTGGTTTTGCAGCCATGGAGAAGTGTCCGTTTTCATGTGTACATCATAACACAGAAACCCAGGCTTGACAATACCCCTGAATCAGTGTACAATAACCTTGTGGAGGTTCAAAAGCAGTATAGCTTTATTACTTAGAGTCTTTATTGAATAACTTCTCTAGAGAATTTCTAGCATCATCTATCTTAGAAACATATCCAACGTTCCTTTCAGGGTTGACTTTGTTTGTAGAGATAATTGATCTTTGAGAAGCATATGCTTTTTCAAAACATTCTTCATAGAACTCAATTGCTCCTTCAGTGAGTTCAGTAATAGTAAGAATATTATGTCTTTCAATGACGAAACAATCTTCACCAGAAAATTTCATCCACATATTAGGAATAACAATGTTTGCTAATACTCCTGGTTGTGGGTTGATAGTATCTTCTTTAATAGTAATAGCATTAGATACCAAGAGAATATCATCATCAGGAATCCACATTACCTGAGCAAGAAGTTCTTCTCCTGATATCAATTTGATTGCTGCGTAAAAATCGTCTCCCATTTGTTATCTGAAATCGATGTTTATAATTTGATAATCAAAGTTTTCTTCATTGTAAATTTTTATTCTCTCAACAAGATGATTCAAAGTATAATTCTTTTTACCATTATTACTAGTAACATCATCAGACACATCATACAAAGTTGCAAGATTTTTTGCCTGACCTTTTCTAAGAACTCTACCAATCGATTGAAGATTTCTAATTCTTGATTTAGAAGGACTAGAAAATATTACATTGTGAAGGTTTTTGATATTGATGCCAGTAGAAAAAGTTCCGTAGGATGCTACAATAATTGCATTATTTTCAGACTCTGTAATTTTTCTCACATCCTCTCTCTCATCAGTATTCACTCCACCATGTATGAAAAATACTTTTCTGTCCTGAGTCTTACTATTATTTAGGAGGTCATAGATAACCTGACCATGGGTAGAAACTCGACTATAAAGAATCAAAGTATTACCATTCAGATCCAATGCCAGATTACTGATAAATTTATTCCTACGATCATTGTTGATAAGGAACTGAATTTCATCTTCATAAGTTTCAAACTTCTGATACTCATGCTTCAATATCAATACTTTGATCTCAAACTTAGAAAGATATCCCTGATCAATAAGTTCTTCTGTGTTGACAATTTTATCTGCTGGGCCAAACAGACCTTCCAATACCCACTTATGAGTCTTGGTTCCATCTAGTGTTCCAGTAAAACCAATCCTATACTTTGCATTATGACACTTAGTCATGATACCAGTCAGTGATTTTGCTTTGAACTGGTGTGCCTCATCACCAATTACAGTAGTAAATTCATCAAAATATTTTTTTGGCATCTTGTAAATAGATTGCCAGGTTGTAATAGTTACATCTTTATCAGATACTTTTTCATATCCTGCATAAATTTTATGGCAATATGATTCAGCGTCCCAACCATAGTCAATAAAATCTTTATACATCTGCTCTACAAGAGATGTAGTAGGAACAACGATTAGAATTTTTTCTCCCTTAGCAACGTGATATCTAACTACAGAGTAAATCATCATTGACTTACCTGATGCTGTTGGTGAGATAATTAGTTTACGATTATTCTTGAGTGCTTGATATACTGCTTTGACTTGATACTCTCTAGGTTTGAAAGATGTGATGGATGTCATGAAAGACTTGACTCCTTCCATGGTTACCATAGGATTTGATTCCAACACGTCACCGTAGTATTTGTTGGATTCAAACTTCATCTTATATTCATGTTCTCCACACCACGTAATCAACCTATCGAGAAGACCACAGTAGATCTCCCCTGTTTGTGGCGAAAATAAACGTATCTTGCCATCCCAATGCTTACTTCTATAAGATGGCATGAACGCTGCTTCAGGAACATCAAATGTAAATTGATCTGATAGTTCGTATTTGATATGCGGTTCACATTCTATTTTCAGATATACTTCATTCTTTTTTGAAATCAATAGTTCGCTCATATCATCCGTATCCTAATGTTAGTTTTTGAAACTCAATTGCGTTCCTAATTTGCCATTGCCTGTCACTGATTTGTTTCAGGATAGACTCTAAGAACAGTACAAGTTGTTCGTAGTAGTCAATCTTTAGTTGTAATTTTTGTATCTTAGGATCACTATCCAGATATCTATCGATGTCTTGCTTTAGAACTTTGAAGTCAAAAGGTTCTGATTCGTATACTTCTGGGTCTGCTTTTCCTGTATAATATTCCCATCTTTTCCTTCTAAGAACTTTCAGATCTGACTCTGACTTCCTTTTCAGCAAGCAGATTTCATTATAAATTTTGAAATATTTTGAATGTAGTGAGGGAATTTTTTTAGATTCGTCACTAAGTTCATCACCCATCTGAGAGTCTTTCTCCCATTTGGTTTGCAAAGATTCAAGATCAATCATTAATGTCAAAGTAAGTGTATTTGAATGCTACTGAAGCATTTAGATATTCTACATCAGATATCTGAGAATCAAATCTCAATGTAGAAAGTGATACTGGGAAACAGTCTTTGAAGTTTACTGTTTTTATTCTATTGTAACTGCTGTTGAGAATAATCAAAGTAATGTCTGATCTCTCATATTTTTCGTTGAAAGTTTTGACTTTGTTAGTTGCAATACGAGAACTGCTGTAAGAATTATCTACTCCTCTTTCAGTAAAATCGTATTCGCCACCATACTTAGGGAACCCCAAAGATCTCATCCAGTTATGAATCTCTAGATAATTTCCCATGTCTTCATCTACCAAGAAATTTACCTCTAGATCTTGGTAATACAGTTCATCACCAGGAATTGGTAGATTCCTAAGTCTTGTTGCTTGTTCTGCAGCAATCATTGAGATCGCTGGAATGTTTGCAGACTGGCAGAAAAATTGAACTTTTGGTGCCTCTTCGATGACGAGATCAAAACCACCTGGTGATAAAAAATTTCTGTTTGTGATTGGTGTGGTTACGTAAGACATTCTCACCTCCTGTTATATAATATTTAGTCCCTCTGTCTCCAGTCTTCTGGTTTGTCTTGCTTGAACCAATCTACAATTTCCTCAGCACTTGAGAACCCCTTCTTGTAATTAGATGGGTCGGGGTCTCCTAGTCCCATCTTATTCATAAAATCATCCATGGATCCCTCCTGAATTTCCTGAGCAGCCTGGCGACGTGCTTTATTCAACCAATCTCTAGCAGTGGTATGACGCTTGGCAAGTTTCTCTGCCCAGATCATATCGTCAAGTTGTACTTCTTCTTTGTTAGCGATCTTATTACAGATAAACTCCAATCGGAGTCTGTATTGAGTTGACAGCATATTATTCTTCCGAGAGATAGTGCTCTAGTTGATTGATCCTTTGAAACTCAGCATAGGCTGCTTCAGAACGTACATGAAGAACGTCACGAATATCATCCATAATGAATGTAGGGTCAACATCGTCTTCCAAGTATTTATCGAGTGCTTCCTTGAGGTAGCGATATCGATGCCATTCAGGACTGTAGGGTTTATAGTTCATAACAAAAATAATAAAGTTCTGAAATTATTTAGACATAAAAAAAGGGGTCCTTTCGGACCCCCCTAGCACTTCCTTCACACGGAACCTTCATTATATCATAAAAGTATTCTTTTGCATATTCTCTTACACTGCGATTGGTTAGTTAAGTCGCATTCAATTAGGCATTCATAATAATCATTTAGTTTTTGCATTTCTGCATCAACGCCATCCAAGGTGTTTTCAAAATGACGCCATTCGTCTAACTGACTGCGAGAGGTAATATTGTGCATAGTCTCACTCCATAACTTTGATCAATAACAAAATTAGAGTCAGGGATCATTTTTCCACCTCGCATAATTCTATTACTATTTATGCAAAAAGGTATAAATTTATACAATCACACAACAATAATTTATGCCTACAAGTTTATACCCATAAAAAAAAGGGACCCGAAGGTCCCTTGATGATATGTGAACTGATATCACATGAGGTTGCGAACAAGGACTCTTCTGTAGTAACGGTTTGCGTTTGCAGCGCCGATACCAGCAGTTGGTTGAGTGTTGTCGTTGACAGCACCAGTGCTGAATGGGTTTGCTTGCATACCGTAGCGAGTCTTGAAGCCAATCTTGGGCTGGAAGGTGTCCTCACCAACTGCACGAACCATCTGGAGAGGAACGTATGGGCAGTAGAACAGACCAGCGTCATAAGGATTGGAACCCTTATAACCAACGACAAAGTACTGATCGTTGGAAACGTTGGAGGAATATGGGTCAATGTAGACCTTGAACTTGCCGTTGATGGTGCCAGCGAAGGTGCTGCCAGTGTCATCAACATTCAGGTTAGCATTGAGTGCTGGGGTGTAGTCCAGAACGCCTGCCATGGTAAGAGCAGATGCAACGTCAGCAGAGCAGACGATGATGTTGCCCTTTCCTCTACGAGTCTCTTGGGCGATAGCGTTTGCTTCGCGCTCGACTTGGAACAGCAGACCCTTGAACTTCTCAACAGACCAGCGACCGTTTGAATCCAGGTCCAGATCAAAGATGCCAGTAGAGGCAACGTTGTTCTGAGCACCAGTTCTAGCGGTGATGTATACTGAACGGATAACCTCACGGTTGATTTCTGCCAGGATTTCGGTTGACAGAATGTTTGCCAACTCAGCCTCTGCATCCAGACCATGGATAGCACGGAGGTCTTGAGCCAGTTCCAGTGAGTACTCAGCTTTCAGAGCGCGTGAGCGAGCAGTAACAGCAACCTTCTCGATGCTGAATGCCATCTCTCTGAAGTTGGTGCCGCCACTATCGCCAAGTGCTTCTGACTGAGAAGTGGTCATGCCCAGAGCATCACCAGTCAGTTCGTAGGTGCCTGAATCATTCAGGAGACCTGGGTTTGAACCTTCTGCGTCATTGTTTGCTGAACTTGCTGCAGTAGGATCGTAACCAGCAGTACCTGCACCAGAGAAACCAGCGTTAGGCTCATTGAACAGTGCCTCTGCGCCAGATGGGGTGTTGTAGCGTGAACGCATTGCGAAGATCAGACCCGTAGGACCTGACATTGGCTGAACGCTAGCAATATCATAAGCGATCAGGTTAGGCATCGAACGGCGGATCAGGGAGATCAGCACGGGGTCGAAAGTTCTAACAGCGCCTGTAGGTGCGGTTACGTTTGTAGGTGCCTCGGTGAGCATTTCTGACTCACGGAGGAATTTTTCTTGGTTCTCCAGAAGAACTGCGGTTACGTTTCTTCTGTATGAATCTTTGATCTCGGGGAGATCGTCATGCTTGAGGAGTGGGGCCCACTTCTCTTGAAGGTGTTCGGATTTGAACATTGATCTTTTACTCCTTAAAGTTTGTTGCGATTTGTGAGTGAACTTGTTATTATTTAGTAAAAATGATTACTTGAAGCGGGAAACTGCGCGAAGATATGAATCCATACTTGAAGAAACTTCAACCTCTTCTGCCAATACTTCCTGCTCATCAGATTGTGCGACTGGGATCTCTGACTTGAAATATGATTCCTTCAGAGTCTCAATCTTTCCACGGTAGGATTCTTCACTCTCAAACCCAACGCCCTCTACGATTGAGAAGAACTTATCCTTCTGAGTTTCAGTAAGACCGCGAGCAACATCAGTGATGATTGTCTCTTTTACAAGTGTACCGATCTCTTGATTCAAATGAATATTTCTTTCAATCTGTTCGTTGAGCTTTTGCTCCATTTCATCAAGTTTTTCTACCATAGTATCGAATGCATCATATTTATCTTCAGGTACGGTTACATAATGTTCTTCAAAAAGTCCCTTGAGACCTTCCAAGAAGGACTCAGTGACCTCTGACTTGATGCCAGATTCGATAGAAAGGACATTTTCCTCTGCCCATTCTTCAGCGGCATACTGAAGAGTAGCGTCAACTTTCTCTTCGAGTTGTGCCTTTGCTGCAGCAAGCTCTTCTTCAAACTTAGTAGCGTAATGCTCTTCCAGTTCTTCCTGGATAGCATTTACTTTACTGTTGAGTGCTGCCTCAAAAATTGTTTTTGCCTTTTCTTTGAAGTCCTCAGAGAGTGCTTCAGATCCTACAAGAGCATCAACGTCGTCTGAGAAATCAATATTCTCATATGACATTCCTTTCT